CTTCCATGAACTAGATTCTATTATCACTCGTGTGGGTCAAGATTGTAAGATTATGTTCTGTGGTGACGTTCAACAAACAGATTTGATTCGCACCAACGAACGTAATGGTATCCTTGACTTCCAAAAAATTATCAATACAATGGATGAATTTGCGTCTATTGAATTTGGTGTACAAGATATTGTTCGTTCAGGTCTTGTTCGTTCTTATCTAATTAGTAAAATTAATTTAGGATTATAATGTTTCTTCATTCTTCGTCATTCACCCCCATTGAGTTGGAACCAGTTACGGTAGAGGGTCGTAGGCTTTATCCTACACCTTCGGGTGGTAAGTATCCATCTATCACAACTGTTCTTGGGGTGTGCCCAAAGAAGAAAAAGAAACTGAATGAGTGGAAGCAGCGTGTCGGTTATGACAAAGCTCAAGCAATCTCAACTCGTGCTGCTACTCGTGGCACAAACTTTCATAAAATGGTTGAAGATTTGCTTAATAACTGCTATAATGAGAACAACTTCAAAGGGCAACCCCTCCCCCTTATGATGTTCAAAAATGCTGTTCCCACTCTGAATAGAATCACTAAGGTCTATTTACAAGAAGCAGCATTATATTCCGACCACTTGGAAGTAGCTGGGCGAGTTGATTGCATCGGTGAGTTTGATGGTATTCCATCTGTCATTGACTTCAAAACTTCAAAAGAAGAGAAGCGTGAAGACTGGATGGAAGACTATTACATTCAAGAGACTGTGTATGGGTGTATGTTTTATGAACTATATAAGACACGCATTCTACAACTTGTCACCATCGTTGCATGTGAAGATGGTAACACACAAGTCGTTATCAAGAAACCCGAGAAAGAATATCTCGTTCGTTTCATAGAACTACGCTCACTCTATCAGGAGATCTATGGAGGATAAGAATAAACTATTTGAGGATAAATTTATGACTGTTGCTAAGTTTTCTACGGAAGTAGAAACACTTGTGAATGGTGATTCCATGAGTTATATTGATGCTATCATTCATTATTGTGATATCAATGATATAGAACTAGAAACTGTTCCGAAGTTGATTTCAAAACCATTAAAAGAAAAACTAAAACACGAAGCTCAGCAATTGAACTTCATCAAAAAAACATCTCGCGCTAAACTGATGCTAGTATGACTGACTTTTTTGATTCTGATATTGTGCGTGAAGAAGCACGAGAAATGGAACGTCTTCAAATGGAAGCAATGGAACTGACTCTTTCTGGTCCATTTCAAAAATCTAAAGAAGACCAATTAAATTATATTCATACTGTACGAAACCTCGTAGAAAAGCAACAGATTTTTTACATGAGGTTGAAGTTATCTGATGACCCTCGTGCTGTCGAAATGTGTGAACAAATCGAACAGGGTGCTAAGATGCTCTACGGGTGGTGGGAGACCGCTGATGTGCTCTCGCTGATGCGTGAGATGCTTGCCAAGCTCGACCAGTTTGAACAGGAGATAGAGGCAGAGGGTTGACGCCGACCTCTGCCCGTGGTATGATGATTAGGTGATGAGGCGTCACACAAATCAAATCCAAAACAATCCGAGGTAATCCTATGTCTTTCGCTGATCTTAAGCGTAAATCTCAGAACTCCTTTGCTTCTCTGACAAAGGAACTTGAGAAAGCAAACTCTACTTCCACTAGCGATGACCGCTTCTGGAAACCTAGCGTTGACGCCGCTGGTAATGGGTTCGCTGTTATTCGTTTCCTCCCTGCACCTGACGGTGAGGACATTCCGTTTGTTAAGCTATATTCTCATGCGTTTCAAGGTGATGGTGGTTGGTACATCGAGAACTCTTTGACTACTCTTGGTCAGAAAGATCCTGTCGGTGAAGTCAACCGTCGTCTGTGGAACAGTGGTCGTGATGCTGATAAAGAGACTGCTCGTAAGCAGAAGCGTAAGCTGACTTACTACGCTAACATCTATGTGGTGAGTGACAAAGCAAATCCTGAGAATGAAGGTAAAGTATTCCTGTATAAGTTCGGCAAAAAAATCTTTGATAAGATTACTGCCGCCATGCAACCTGAGTTTGAAGATGAAACTCCCGTGAATCCTTTCGACCTGTGGGAAGGTGCTAACTTTAAACTGAAGATCACCAACGTTGCTGGTTACTGGAACTACGACAAGTCCGAGTTCGCTGCTCCCTCTGCTCTCAATGCAGATGATTCCAAGCTGGAATCTATCTGGCGTCAAGCACATTCGCTGCAAGCGTTTGTGTCTCCTGACAACTTCAAGTCCTATGAAGAACTTGAAGAGCGTCTGAATCTGGTGTTGGGTATCACTCAGACCCCTGCTCAAGCTCGTGCTGCTCAGGTGACTCGTGTGATGGATGAGGAAGAGGATGAAGAGTTCTCTGCTCCTGCTCCCGTTGCTCGCCGTGAACCTGCCCTGCCTAAGGTTGCAGTTGCTGCTGGTGTAGACGAGGAAGAAGACGATGCTCTCAGCTACTTCGCTCGTCTTGCTGAAGAAGACT